CGGTGTGAAACCCTCTTGTATGGTAAACGACTCTGATTCATAGCCGTAGTCGATACCTTCTTCACTGAGTCTTTTGGCGCAGTACGCTTCGAGGGCACTTTTGTAGATGCCGAGGTCTTTTTTCTTGGTTCTTTTTCCATTTGATTTGTTTCGTTTTAGTGGCATATGCAAAGCTATTAAAAGATATCGGCTCCTGCAATACCTGGTTCAACATTTAGATTAAAAGTTTCTTGTACATATTCGTAGGCCAATGGCTTGAACAGCTTTGATCCTATGATGGGATTGAAGCCCGTATTCGAGGAGTTCATCTCAAAGTAGATAGGTGAGTCGTATGGAGTCTGTTCTCCCCCTGTCTCTACCTCACGTACCTTTCTGACGTGTACCTCAGTGGTCCTGCGGATGTGCGCTTCAGGGTGGCCAATCTTCCGATGGATCGTAATAAATCCATCAGCACGGTTGACAAACTTGCCCCCTCCTTCAGTATCCTCAGCCATAGGTGCTACAGGCTGTCCTGACTCGTCTCGTCTACGCTGTGCTTCTGTCACTGCGTGGGTGTTAAGCCACACTGCGATGTTGTTCTTCTTGGCGTAGGTGAGAAACTCAGACGCTGCTTCGTAGTGGTACTCGTGGGTAGAGATACCGTTGTTGCCAGACATCTGAATCTTCAGGCTGTTGTACGGGTCGATAAAGAACCCATCAAACTTCCTATTGCGCTGCAACTTGTCTGCAAACAGAATCAAGTCTGTATAGGAGTATACGTCTGAGTTGTTGATGATGATAAAGTGTTCCTTCACCCAGTTGTATGCACGTACACGTTCCTTGTAGTCCATCTGTGCCACTGGACGCTCCACGTAGAACTGCATCAGCTTCATCTTGATAGATGCTGTCTTGTTCTCGGAGGAGTAAATTACCCACTTCCAGTTGTGTCTAATTACGCTGTTTGCGATCAGGAACATAATGAATGTAGTCTTACCCACGTTACTATGTCCGTTTACGATCATAAACTCACGCTTGTACCGGAAGTACTTGTCTAGGTTTTCGTTGCCCGTGTCTAGGCCAACTTCAATCTTACCCTGTGCGTAGTCATCAATCCAACGGAAGTCCTCATCGTCAGAAGATATGAAAGACATATCTCCATCGTTGATAAGCATCTCACGTTGGTAGGAAGACTCCTCCTCGATGATCTCCCGGATGGGCATAGACTTACCCTTCTCAATGCCATCACGGATGGTTCTGATAGCAAGTTCCTCTGAGTCTATGTCACGCTTTAGAATCTCACGTGTCAGAACTCGGATGACTTCCTCTTCCTCCATACGTCCTGCAGAGATGTATCCACCGCATAGGACAGACGCACGTAATAACATACTGTGCTTCTCTCCATCTTCAGCGAAGCGTATCATACGTGCTGCAATGTTGAGCTTTAGGTAGTCCGTGTAGGAATCCCTCTTCTCAACCTTCTGCTCTAGAGCCTCTTCAGACAACATACCACCGAACTTCTGTGAGTATTCGTTGATAACGATGTCTGGGTCATAGGACTCAAAGCAGGCACGTGCTTCGTTGACTCCACTGCTATCCAACTCCAGTCCATACTGGTTTTGGAAATAACGCTCAAGTGAGCGGAAGTGGTCTCGGTGTCTCTCTGGGTTTGTGATCCGCACGAGTGCCTTTAGTCCGTCTCCTGACGGTGACACCCAGCACGAATACACGTATGGGTCTGTACCTACTACAGACTTGACGCTTTCAACATCAATGTGGTCAAAGTCTAGTACGATGTACCCTGAGTGGTTCTGTAAGTCGTCATCATTACGTCCTAAGAACTCACCGGAAAACAATACAATCGGTAGGGTCGTCTTCGCCTTTTTGTCTCCACCCCTCACTTGCTCGATAAGTGTAGCCTGTTTGCCAGAGGCTATCCGAGAGAGTGCTGTTTCCAGGCTTATGTAGTTCGGGCTCTTGTCGTACAGGCTCCGAAAGATTGTTACGTTCATCTTGTAATGCAATTTTAAGTAAGATTAAATATCCGATTAGGTCTTGTATCGTATCTTCTGTCAGGTCGTTCAGTCCCTTGTTCTTGATACGGAACAGCTTGTCGTCAATACGGGCGCAGATGTTTTCGACTGCAGTACCCTTGGCAAAGATATTACCGGGCTTCAATGCGCTGTCACCATACGCACGATTTTTTTCAATTAAAAGGTCACGAACTCCATTTGTAACCTCAATGATCTTATCCTCTGTATTCATTTGTTGTCTTCTTCTATATGTTCTACTTCATCACCTGGGTCTGATACGATAGATGCTCCATAGTTTCCTGGCTCATCCCATCTGCCATATCGGAAGTCGGATCCTAGACCCTTATCCGTTCCAGCTTTTGTCTTTGGAATCATTGTGTTTTTCTTTTAGTTTATTAATTCTGTTGTATACTTCTAGGTAGATAGCAAATGACAGCCTTGATCTATCCTGCTGCATCATCTCCGAATGAGACAACACATCATCCACTGCTGATTTTACTATCGGCATAAGGTCACGCACTTTCATAACTTAAATGCCTTGATGGTTAACTCGAATGGGTTTCCTTCAATGTGTTTTACTTGGTGCAGCATCTGCTGCGCTAACTCCCGTACTTCTTTTTGGGCGTGTTCCGAATCCCGCAGACGCAGGAAGTGAACGAACGAACGGAAGTTGAACGAGATGTCCATCGTAATCTGCGAGTTAAACGTCTTAAAGAAACGTGCTGACTCCTTTGCTCTCTTGCGTCCGAGGATGGGTGTTAATTCCTCAAGGCATTGGTGATATAGTATGTTTGCTTCAAGCGCAAAGTCCTCAAGAATCCCCGCCCAGTTCCGTCCTGGGTGCGGTAGTTCCACACCTTCCCAATCGCTTGGGATATACGCCTTATCCTCTTTTAATTCCTTGTATCTTGCTGACTCACCATTGATGCTTACCCCGATGCGATGCTTCAGAAGGTGGATGTGCGTGGCTTGGTCAACTGTTACCAGAAAGTGCAGGGTAGATTTTTCAAAAGGAGTCTCGTGTCCCTCGGTGGCCAGCATCTCAAGAAGTGATCCGACTCGTTCAAGTTTACTATCAGTCAACTCACGACTCGTAGATGTCCACGCTGACTGGGCGTGTGTTAAGTCTGAGCCATAGTGGCCCATAAGTTCTACCTGGTTTCTCATAAAGTGTAAAGTGAAATGGTCACAAAGTGTAAAGTGAAATGCTCACATTTTGTAAAGTGATGGATATATCAATCAAAATTAAAGTTATGGTCACCCATAAACTCGTGCAACTGAGCCCTTGCTTTCTCGTAGGTCTTGTATTCGTCATCGCTAATCTTCTCGGACGGATACTTAATCTGAGATCTGAGCCATTGATCCATCTCCCATAACACCGAGTGCATCTTCGAGGCATCGTTGAACAACTCGTATTCTATCTTCTCGTCTGGGAGATTAAACTCAACCGTAACTTTCATTTCTCGTTCTTGTATTCATTGTCAAAAGCATCTGAAATCTGACGAATGGTCAGGTCCCCGTACTTGTAGGCAAAGTCAACCATTCGGTCTTTTTCCTCTTGCTCAAAGGTCATAACCTCTTTTGCTGCCATCATTAATGCCTCGCATTGTGGGGTGTGTTTAGACCATTCTCCAGCTAATTCGTCCAGTCGGTCTGCAATTACAAATGTTAGTGTTTTCATTTCTCGTTGGTTTTAATTGTGTTATTTATGCAGTTTTAAAATTCACATCGCAGGTAATCCATACAACATCATCCTCCATATTCAATGCCGATACGGTCAGCCCTTTAAACTCTGGAGATATTGTGTCCATCTCAGTTCCTAAATCAATGTACGGCCCTCCGCTTGGGTCTATCATTGTAACCCTTTTATCATCCGACATTGAGAATCTGTAATGCTTGAACTCTCCCTCCCACTTGATTAGGTTGATGCTCTGTAACGTAAACGTGTACATATCACCGTATCTGTTCTTGTATTTCATTTTGTATATTTAATACGTTACTCTTTTACCTAGGTTAACAGATTTAGTTACGGCAAGTATAACAATGTCCGTAGACTTCTGTAAATCGTACCTGTACACTAGTTGCTCCATAAGAGCCTTATCGTTTCTTATGCAACGCAACTCCATCCAGTCTGTAATTCCCCAAGCCTTCTTCACGACCTTCTTCCTGGCCTTGGTGTATGATATCTTCAACTCTAGATACCATATGTCGTTGGTCTGTTCACACATAGTATTTTAATTTTGAGAAGCAGGTGAGAATCGAACTCACATTTGCACTTTGGACTGTCGTGCAATCTGATATGCCTTCCAATCAGGTGTCGGTCCTGACTACCCGATCCAGCATACCAAGCGTCTACCATTTCCGCCAATCTGCTTCATTCCAATATGTCAAAGAACTCTAATCTTACTTTTCGATCCCGATGTCTGCCTTCAACTTGACGTGTTTAGCTATACTGTCAATTGATGCCCTTCCATCTTTAAATTCATTCAAGCATTCCTTTGATACAAGAATCGTGTTGTCACCCTCTTTGTTTACGATCATAATGACGGGCCACCTGTCGTAGTCCTCGTCTTGTATGGGTTTGTTCAACACTACATCCCTGCCCTCAAGTTTGGCGGAGAACAGCTTAAAGTACACAACCTTGCTGTTCTTGTCTAGTCCCCTGAATTGGGGGCCATCAGCTCCTATAAAGCTGAGGCCCCATTCAAAACAGAGAAACACACCAATCGCCTTTGTCATTAGAACGGCAGGTCGTCATTGCTCAACTGAGGCTGTTCAGGACGGCCTTGTGGAGCTGCTGCACGAGGAGTCTGTCCCTGTGCTGCTGACTTGGCACGTGGGTTGAACACCGTGCAGAGAGGCTTACCAGACTTGGTATCCTTAACGTCCAAATTGACGTAGCCTTTCTGGTTGGCGTACTTCTTCAGCTCATCAAGCTGTTCTACTTTGAAGCTGATCCGGTATCCACCGAACTTACCTGCCTCTGCGAACCCGATGATATCGGAGCTATAGGTCTTCTGTTCCATTTGTTTTTGATTTAATTATTACACAAAGTTAAGTTAATCAGTCAGTTACTATGTTAAGAAATTGTTAAACTAATTCCACATCGTAGAACCTGTAGGCTTCCTTTGGACTGAAAACAAAGTTCCTTACATTCTCTACAGCCTTTTCAAACTTCAATCGCCCACCTTCCAGAGTACGCTCTGATGCCTGAAATATCTTGGGCGTGTATGGATAGCTAGTATCCTGTGCCACCCAGTAATACTCATCCGTGCCAGCCAACTGCGTATAGATATACGCTTGGATGTCGTAACCGAAAGAGTATATGTCACGCTTGAACCCAGAGATAGCACGTGTAGACTTGGAGTCAGACACGTAGCCAGTTCCCTTGCAATCCAAGAAACCACGTACAGGTGCATCTCCAATGAATCCAGCCAACTCAACTTGGTACTGACCCTTTAGGTATGCCTCTACGATACCGGATTCCTCAAGTCTGTTGATCATCTCAATAGCCTTGCTGTAGTCCTCCATTCCAACGAGTGTATTGCTAGTAGATGCTAGCTCTGTCTTCCACTCCTTGTAAGCCTTGGTGGCACGTGGTGATGCGCCTCCAATCTTTGCGACAATCTCAGAGTCATCCATCACCGTAAAGCTGTTCTCAAACTGCTCTGGAGTAAACAGGAGCGTGTCGTACAGCCTACCGAACGTGAGTGCATCTGAATCTTTATGAAGTTTACCCTGAACATACAACTCGAACAGACGAACGTCCTGTGTTGCGTACTTCAGAGAGGTGTAGGTAAGGTAGTCCTTACCCGTAACCTCCTGTAGTTTTAGTGCAAACTCCATTACTTTACAAACTTCTTCAGGGCGTTAACTTGTGCCTCGGAAAATCCTGAACCATACTTTGCGATGATGGCATCGTAAGCCTTGGTCTTGTCGGAAGCGTTCTTCAGGAAGTCAATCGCCTGCTGAAACGTATCCTGTGCAGGTGCAGAAGTAACAGCCTTTGTAGTCTGTACATCCTTGCCGTGCGTATTTGTGGAGTCAGCGTCCTTGGTATCGTCAATCAAGAACATACCATTCAGGGCGTACTTCCGAGCATAGGAGGATGAAGCACCGAAGCATTGAGCGATGTCCATACCCTTACGATTTGGATCGATTCCAGCCTGTGCGCCTACAGTTACCGAATCTGTACCATCCGTGAGATAGACGTTAGCATCTACATACACGATACCACAAACTTCCTCAATGCTATCCGAGATAGTCATAGACAAGCCATACTTCTTAAGAAGTGGTTTGACAGCCTCAAGGATGTCTTCTGCATTGCGGTAAGCGTACTTACCGAAGCTGTTGTACTGGCTCTTGGGAGCCTTTAACTCGCTCTGAATAGCGATCACTTTGTCGTTAAACGACTGAGCATCAGGTTGTGATGCGGGCTTTGTTGTAGCCATAATTGAATTGATTTTAGTTAATTGAATTGAGTTAAGAATATAGTTGGCGCTACGTCCCCTCTTCGCTTGGGCTAGGGGGCTTTTAGGCCCTACGCCCTACGCTTTAAACGTGCAAAGACTTTGCGAAGGTACAAGCCATCAGGGACATAATCAAGGATTCTGTGTTAAATTATTGTTAACATTGTTTAGGTATCTTACAGCAACACTTGAGAACTCGTAGCCTTTCTTATTGGATCCGAACGTAGTATGGTAGTTTGAACACATAAACTCCAAGTCCTTATCTGCGTACATAGTTAGATACAACTTCCTTATTGGTGTCTCGGAGTCAAGATATCCATCAATAGCCTCAAGGTCTCCGTCTAGTATGTACTCTACTCCCTTATGTGCAAAATCAAGAGTGCTGCTATAGTTGTCGTTGAAGATTAGCTCCTTCTTTACCAACTCACCATCAACTAGGATATCCATCTTAACACGGATGATGTCTCCCTTTAGAACTTCTAAATTCATACGATTAGGTTTATGATTTCTTTAATTAAACATACGCATAGGATAAGTATTAACAGGCTCTTTAGTGTCTTTCTCATTTCTATTACTCGCTTGTTATACGACTCGTTGTTATACTTTTCGTTGTTCATACTTCCCTGCTTGACTCCCAAGTGTTTTTAGTGTCCTCGTTTTTGGTAACGATGAAGGTCTCTGAATTAGACCAGTACTTTGGTTGGGTGTATACGACCAGACCGCTGTCGAACTTGGTCTCCCAAGCGTAATGCTTTCGGTTCTTGGCTCCGTAGCAGACCTTGCCTCCTGACACTACGTCAAGTACAGCCTCTACAGCAGCAGCGTGGTCTATGTCTTTCTCCTTGATGTTGATAAGGATCCGGTTCATTTTTGTTTCTCTTGGCATTTTATTGGATGTTATAGTTTTTGTTGTAGTATTCTTCAAAGGTCATCTGTCCTCCTGCTTTTATGGAGGCTTCTGCGCTTTCCCAAGCGTCCTGCGCCTGCGCCTTGTGCATAAGACGTGCAATAAACAAGGCTCCACGTAGCATTTCAGGCTGTCCCATCTTTAGCAAGTCAAGAGAGGATAGGTAACGCATAATCCAAGTTGCTAATGTGCTGTCTCCATACTCGTCAAGTAGGTTTACGTCTACAATTTCGATTCTCTTATCTTCGTTTACAGGAGCAAGTTTGTTGACGTATCTCATCTGGAAACAGCAATCGACCATAGCGTTATGGGTAGATTCCTGCAGTCCTTCCCGGAGTTTCATATAGTGCTTACCGATAGGATCGAACAGCCTTTCGATGGTTCTAATGTCCAAGCAGGAACGATAGTCAAAATACAGGCTTACTCCATTCTTACGGGCAAAGTGGACAAGGATTGGGATATCGAAAGTGGCGTGGCTCCATATCTGACAGCCTTTGTGCTTGTGCAGGAAATTAGATAGTGAGTTTAATGTAGAAACCACGTCTGACGTTCCAGAGTGGACGTATGCACGTACCTTGTCGCTAACTGCAGTACTCCACCATTCGGTAGTGGAGTTGTCGTCCACGTATTCGACTGAATTGCGAACCATACGCTCGTCAAAGGTGTCAATGATTTCAGTTCCCTCCCATACTAAAGCGGCAATCTGGTAGATGAAACATTCGGGGGTGACACCCGATGTCTCTATATCAATGGTCATTCGTTTCATATTGCTTTTAATTTAATTTATTTGATTATTCAAAGGTACGCATAACTAACGTAAAAACCTATTAAAACTTATCTTTTAGGTTATTTTTTTCGATCATTTTTCGCAGGGCTTCCTCGTAGTGTTCGGCCTCTGCATAGGTGGATAGTAGGTTGTAAAACTCATCCTCGGTTCGGCACTTGTTAGCGTATGCGGAACACCACAGGGCGTAGTCCACAACGCAGTCCTCCCAAGTTTCGTAGTATGCGTGGCCTCGGTTTGTTCCCATCGCAGTCGTAGCACGTTGCCGTGCCTGTTTCATTCCGAACAGATTATTATTCTCCCGGAAGATACCCGACTTGAATCCTCCGCTCTCAATGCGGGCTTGCGCCAAGGCAATGTGTGGGAAGCGCAGGTTCAACTTCTTCAACTCCCGAATAAGACGTTCCTCCGTAAAGTTGTTCTGAGACACGTTAACGCTAACTACAGGCTCGTAGACGAGCGTATTACCACTGAAGGCCGCAAGTCCAATAGAGGCCATAAAAACGGCACCTACGGCCAAGTTTTTCTTCCTGTTTGATGTCTTCTCAAACGATAGGGTTTCTTTATTGTAGCGGTACATATTTTCCCTTTGAAATTTTATACCAAAAATCATATCCTTGACTTGACTTTTCCCACACGAACGAGCCTGTAATAAACCCCGAAAAGGTATCAGTCACTTTAAGTAGCCACTCAACATCTGCTTCTCCACGAAGTTTCACCACATCGTGCCTCCACATAACTTGGACTTCATCAGGCAGTTTGGTAAGCCAACTTGCGCCATTTCGTCTGGATGGGCCTCGTAGGTCAAGTACTTTATGGACAAAGTTCCTCTTGAACTCAAGCATAGCCTCAATAATCCATTCCCGATCCACAGCGTGGAAGTGGCGTTCGTTCTTGTCCTCGTACTTTTTGAGGATTTCGCTTGCAATTTCTTTTTTTGATTTCATTTTGTTAGTTGTTTTACTTCCCTTTCTTCTATGCGAAAGGAATGGTTTTTTGGATTTTCTTTTTGCTTGTGGTAGTCAAGGTGCAAAAGCCATTTAGAAGAGTGATTGTGATAAATTTCTCTCGTGCCTTCAACACCGAACCTGTCGGTTCTCTTAAAATGCAGGACGTATACTTTCATTGGAATTGGATTTGCGTTCTGTTCTTCACGTCATAAGCATAAGTTGCGCCTGTGTAGATAGTGGCGAACATAGCATCTTCAAGCCTGTCGAACCGCTCGTACATATTGAGGCTGTACTTCTGCCCATCCTGCACAAGTCCGTAGTAGTACCCACGGGGAGCCGCTCCGGCTTTCTCAACCCAGCCCCGTACCCAGTCCTCCTTCATAATGTAGTGGTGTGCAGATAGGTGCGTGTCTCCGGTAGGAATGAGGTACCCATCCGTGGGCATATTCATAGCACTATCAATAAATACCAAGGATAGCATCTCAATCCTGCCCGCCATAACGTGCGCTATTGTTTCAGGTGTTGGTCTTTTCATCTCCCTGTAATAGTTAAAGTTAAAGAAGTTCATTGAAGTAATGGTTTAAGGTGTCTATTATTATTTCTTTGCCAAGTGCTGTACGTGCTTTGATTCCGTTCAGCGTGGTGTTCTGCAAGGTGATGCAGTCGTACATTTCCAAGATTTCAAAGTAGTCAACAGCGGCTACCATAGTCATATCGTAGTCATACTCAAAGTGTTTGTCGCAGAAGATTTCAAGGCCATCTGCCGTTTCCACTCCGTACTTGGACTTGTACTTATAGAAGTAGTCGTCAAGGTCTCCAAGGTCGCACTCAATGTATGCGGTCTTTGGCTGGCTGTAGGTTAACTTCGCCATTAGTTCCCAAGTGCGGCAGTTCGTGGTATGCACATATCGTGAACAGCATTGTACTCATCGTTGGAGAAGAACACTCCATCGTACATATAGCCGTCTCGGCTCCAATTACGGGACGTGAATAGTTCCTGTGCGATGTGGTGTACGGCTCTGCGTTTCATATCCTCGCTCAATCCCTTTGTAACCTTTTCTACTTTCTCTTTTGTGGTAAGCATAACGTGAATTTTTAAGTTTAGTTTGTTTTCAATTAGTTCAAAGATTTCTTGATGCGTTAGGTGCTCAAGAATTTTATCCATCCGGTCAAGAGCCCAATACCTGTTCATATACCGCTTCTCCGTTACTGAAAGACCCTATCTTCTTCATCTGCGCCCAAGGTTTAACCGCACGGCTGAAGTGTTTATCAATCCATTCAACAGCATCTTCTTCCAAGGCAAGTGTCTCCTTGCTTGACAGGTATGCTGTATCGGTCTCATCCATACGTGCAGACAGGGACACAACTCCGCAGTACTCTGCGATGGCGATTTCAACAACTCCATCCCGGAGGATTACGTTGTTCTCCCCGACCCATTCATCGGTGGTTTCAAACTTTGGATATAGGCCGATAACGTGCTCTTGTATGTCCTCAATTAGGTAGTCAAACAAGACGTGTTCTTCTTCATCAAATTGGAAGTAGACAACGGCCTGTGCGTTTGGTAGGTAACTTACTGAACGTCCCATTTTTTTACTTGTTTTTGTGTTAGTTAAATTTTTGTTTACAACTGGTGCTCCGTGATGTATAGCCGGATGCTGTCCCCATCTGCCTGAACGTAGTACTCATCGCCTTCGTTGCAGTATACTTCGGTAATTTGCTCCCTTGCCTCAACAGAATCCTTGGTCTCTTCAAACAATTTCTTTGCGGCCTCGTAGGTAGTGAACGCCTCGTGGTCGTTGTAGTCGCATAGTGAGTGCGTTTCGTGGAGGATATAGATTTTCATAGTTTATTTTTTATTGCTTGTTATTTGCATAGTCCTTCATCATACCTTCAGTGATGATGTCGTTTATCAATTCAATAATTTGGTCTTGATTATCTGCTATGTATGATTCAAGTTTGTCCGCCTTATCTTCGTCAGTCATCTTAAAAAGTTTAAGGGACGCTTCCTCGGTAACTTCATTACGTCTAATTAGATTTCCCAAGATGTCATCAAAGTCATTTGCGTTCCAAATTAGTGCGGTGGTCGTTACGTTTTTCATAGTTTATTTTTTATTTGAATTATTTTACAAACCAATCTTCTTCAAGGTTTAATTCTTCAATTTGCGATTTAGTTACCTCGGCAGTAAAGTACCACGCTTCTTCTCCGAAGCCATTGCTCGTCAAACTACCTTCCGGCTCCGTTCCAAGTAGTTCATACCATTCCTCCAAGAAGTCAATAGCACCGGCTTCGGTGCCGTGGTAGTAAGTCCAAATTGTAACCAACTCTTCCTCTTCTGCTTCGTGGTCTGGCACTAATTGGAAGCCAAACTCATTCAAGAAGTCGTTACTACCAAACTCTCCGTCCCATTCTTGTCGTAGGTTCTGCCCTTCTTCAACCCAAGATACGGATATGTTGTAGGACTTGCCTGTGTTCTGAATTTCAACCTGTACTTGCTTTGCATTAAACAGGTCTTGGTTAGTGATTTGTGCTTTCATTTTGTTTACTTATTTAGTTGGCATTTCAATTTGTTCGGAGTTAAAGGAGTTTATACACCATCCGTAATGATTGCTCAAAATATCGGCAATATCGTCTTCATCTTGTCCTTCGTAAAGCATAATTGTCCTTTCCGTAGGTAGGTGGGAAATAAAGTTCCCATCAGTGTCCCAGTCAATTTCGGTAACTCTCCATAAAGTAACTTTATCGGCCTGAAACATTTGATTAAGTTTTTCGTTTTCCATTTTGTTTACTTATTTAATTTGTTTTTGAATTTAAGGTAGTGCGAACCGGATAGTTCTGTCTCGTTACCATCTTTGTCAACAAGGATTGGCGTAAAGTTAGCATCATCAAAACCAATCTCTCGTAGTTCATTTCCAGTTGTTGCAAGAGAATACCTGATATACATCGGCTTGCGAATGCTACAAGTTGTGATATTAAACTCCTTTGTAAAGTCAAACAACTTTAATTTGTTTTTCTCGTTGTACTGGCCGCAAACTACACAGCATTTGTCAAAGTGCGGGGTATCATCTTCGCAACCGGAACAATGCGTTTCGTCAAGTCCCATAGCATAAGATATGTCAAACAACCCCTGCTTCCCGTTAACATCTCCAGCCCACTCAATAGCGGCCTGAATCATTTGATTAAGTTCTTTTGTTTTCATTTTGTTTACTTGTTTAATTTGTTTAACTCTCTTCCCTCACAAATAATATCAATAGTTTCGTTGATAAATTCAATAGTGTTCGGGTTGGTAAGGGCTTCGTTCAAGATTTCTTTCGCTGTATCGTAATCGCAGTCAAACCGACCTTGAACGTCATAAATGTGCCATAGGTTGTCGGTGAAAAAGCCCTGTGATTTTAGAAATTTTCGTGCTTCTTGAGTGGTCATAGTGGTATGTGTTTTATTTGTTTAGGTTGTTTAGATTAGGTTAACATTTACTTCAACTGGACTACCATCCCATTCGGAACCATTTAGATACCAACAGGAACTATTAACTTCCCGCAACTGGAACTCAAAATTCTTTTGCTTGATTGTAACGCCCGGAATTGCATTTAGACGCTCTTTTGTAGTGTTGCTGAACCATCCGCAATTTGTTATTACCAAAGTTCGCTTTGGGTCGTTGTATAGGTATGCGATTGCGTTTCCGTGTAGACGCATTATTGTAACATTGTCCAAAACTTCTACCTGCATATTGGACTTTTTGAACGGAGTAGCGTTCATAAACGCTTGTACTGACTCTTGTGTAATGCTTCTCATTGTGTTAATTGTTTACTTGTTTAATTTGTTTTTTTGTTCGTAAATGATTTCAATCTGCACGTTTGCCAAGCATAGTACGAATGTGATAAAGATGCAGAGGATGGCCTGTCCGTACTCGTAGGCTTCCAAGAAGCGGGCAGTAAGCAACAGCATCAGGGCGATGGCTGTGCGGACTAAAATGATAGATGGTTTCATAGTTTGAATTATTTTGATTTGTCAAATGTAGTTAATAATTCTTACCTGTGCAAGTTTTTTTAATAAACTTCAAAAACTTTTTGGCCTACCTGAACATACTGAAAGTCAGAGTCATCCTCCCATTGCGTCCAGTACATAAACTCATCGGCATAGGCGCATTCAAGGTCTGCGTAGGTATGTCCCTGAACAAAGTTCAAGGCATCGGCTTCGTGCTTGAAGTAGGTACCGAGGTCTTCGCAGTACCATCCCTCGTTCATACCTTGGCCTGTGATGGAGCATTTACGTGCCCACTTGGTTGCTTCACCGGCTTCCGCAAGTGAGATTGCCGCAGACAAAATAGTGCCCTGCAATTCCGTTGCTTCGTGCTTCATTTGGGCAAGGTCAATTACCTTCTCCGTGATGATGCTGTCCTCCTTTTCTTGATACTCAAGGATGGCGTAGTTCAATTCCTCCATCAGGTCTACAATGCGGTTAAATTCTTTTGTTTTCATTTTGTTTGAATTAGTAGTTTACTTGATTAGTTCTCTAAATTGCTTAATTCGTTCTCAAAGAATTGGGTCATTTCCTCAATGTCAAAGTGAACTTCACCGGTATCGTCAATGTAATAGTATACCGGTACAATGATTTGTTGTGGGATGTGCTTTTTCATTTTGTTTTTAATTAGAAATTATTTTCAACGTGCTGAATTAGAGCGGTCTTGGTGCGGAAGTACAGCGTTGTGCTGTTGGTCTTTAGTTCCTCGTTGTCAAGTAGCGCCCAAGATTTCAGGTAACGGGCAGGCCAAAAGGCGTGAACAGCGTAGAAGGTCTTGCCGTTGTGGGTGATGGTGTGTGCTTTCATTCTTTAACTTTTTTGGTTAAGACCTGCCGGAGCAGGTTTCGGATATTGAACCCTCGTCAGTTAACCTTTTAGCATTTCGTCCCTAATTTGCTCAAGTGCCCAAAGTTTATAGCGCCATAGCACTTCAGGACTGAATTTATCGGATGGGTAAGGGCTGTCCTGCAGGTTTGTTATCTCACGGATAACCGCTTCCTTCTTTGCTTCGTATTCCATTTTTTCTTTGTAGGTTTCCATTTTGATAGTTTTTTTTAGTTTTGGTTAAGACCCCCGAAGGGGTTTCGGGTAATAAACCCTCGTCAGTTAACCTTTTTTACCCAAGAAAGCAAGTTGTGGAATGTCAGTAAAGTCATAACTATCATATCCGATAAGTTCAGCAATTACATCATCCGTTACATCTCGCTCATTGTTGAAAATCCTACCATTAAAAACTACTGGCTTTCTTTGTTCGTTAAAATAAGAAACGCAATAGTTTCTTTGGGTTGCAATAATGCAATCTCCTTTAACTGAATAACCCGTTGAGGTTCTCAAGTCCATCGGTCTAAATGATGAATGTGCCATTTTTTCTGAATTTTAGTGTTTTTGGTTAAGACGGGCTTTCGCCCGTTTCGTCCAATTAGGACTCATCAGTTAACCTTTGGTGAACTTTTCAACAGCCTGCTCAATCTTCCAAGCGGAACGCCAAGCGGTTCGGACTCCTGCGCCTTGTGAACGTCCTGTGTTTTGTGAGTAACGCTCGGTGAACAGCGTGTAATCTACTGCATCACGGAACCAGTACCAAACGTACTTGTTTTTCCATTCGATGCCGCCATACTGCACACCGAACTCATCGGTCATCAGTCCAAAGTTCATTCCCTTTGCGGTGGCGTAGTTCTGAAGGTCTTGAATTTTCATAGCGTGTTTTGTTTTAGTGGGTTTGTTGTTGTTATTTGACATTGCAAATGTAGTGTTGTGGAAATCAAACTTCCAAATTTGATATGAAATTTAGAATCATTCTAAATAATACTTCCTCATTTTCAGCAAGTTAGGGTTTCCTCGCACGCACGCATACACGCATAGCGCACCCGCTGTCCCGTATAGAAATTAGGGCAGGCGTAGCATACTGATTGCAAGTTAATAGCAGGGCGATAACGGGGGTAGTGTTAGGTGCTGTGAACGCAGGGGAAAAGGGGTAGGAAAAGGGGAAGGGGATTGTCCCTCTCCTCCTCCTCCAAAAAACCAACACCAACTTAAAGCATTACTTCAACTAACTCTCCTAACGAGCATATCAAAAACGCAAAAAACCACACGCATTTTGACGCTGTTCAAGGGGGGTTGGGTTCAGAATTTCGTTTCGGTGTTGTGGACCGAGCGTGTGAAATATATATATTATCCCCTGGGTGTTTATTTCTCACCAGAATTAATCACGGAGCATTCGCTCCTGCCACCCTACTTTGAACTCTGCCCATTAAATCACCAGGTTATGCCCCCCCCCCTCATATGTTCCACAATTTGTACCTAAGTTGGTATATGAATCTGTCGACTTCTGGGAAGTAATTCGGGTATTCCTAGAATTGAGTAGGTAAATCTGACATAAAGCAGATCTCAGGGCGGAGTATACAGCATCCCCATAACCTCCTTAGTAGTATCGTCAGTATCGCTTGGCTAGGGGGCTTGGGGGCCCCTGCGCTGTGCTCTATGCGTGTTTGCAGTGCGATGCAACTGTTAAGCGGGGAAGCGTGTGGACGTGTTCGGCATCTTACTTACGTCCTATGACGCTGCTAAGTTACAAGCTAGATTACAAAGAGTCAAATGTATTTTTTTTGTATATTTGCAATGAACCATTAAACAAATCAATATGGAACTCTATCACATCAACCACCCACAACTGGAGAACAGATTCGTAATCAACGGGAACAAGACAGAAGTTTACTGCTATAGGGATAGGGCTGGTCTTCTTATATCACCAAGAAAGGTGCCAGCTGATGGTAAGTCTATGACTATTACCTACAATAAGAAGAGGGTAACTTTCAATATGAGTAAACTAGAGGTAGACTATAGTAATAAATTTGACTACGGAAAGGTTGACGGACACTTTGACAAGATGCCACATTGCGATTGGTATGCTGTACAGCAATGGCTAAAAGAGAATGACGCAATGCAGCTTCCTTTCCCTTTTAACAGGTACGCTGTATCCAAGAAAGGTGTCGTGTACAAAATACTTACTAAGTACGGGTTGTTGCAACCAAAGAGTCTGTTGAGTAGTAAGAACTTGGAAGGATATCACCAAGTTGCCTTAAGCGGAACTGGTAATGTCCGTAAATATGTACTTTTACATAGACTTGTCGCATACACATTCCTGGGTCTGGAGTGGAACTCTAAGCTTGATGTAGATCATATCGATATGAATAAAGACAACAACAGCCTAGAGAACGTTAGAGCCTGTACACGTACTGAGAACCTAAAGTACTTCCGAGAGCGTGTAGTTAAGTCTTACTTCAAGAACGCTAGAGACATTTCAAAGACTGCAAGAGCTATGAATATGACAAAGCACAAGGTCATTGAAAGCCTTAAGTACGAAGGGGTGCTTCCTCGCTCATAGTCCCTTACAAGTCTCAAAAGTATGTATATTTGTATCTCTAAAGACAAGTTATGAAGACGAACAAGAAGATGTATATGGGTGGCGGGATGGCACCTAAATACGGTATGGGTGGTATGATGAAGAAATACCTCACAGGTGGTCAGATTAAACTGGACAAGGACCAGGATGGTAAGATCACGGGTAAGGACTTTAAAATGATGAAGAAATGAGAATCAAGAAGTACAACGAAGGAGGCTATATGGAGTCTGGCCGTATGGTAGAAGTAAAGGCTATGAGCCTGGATGAGGCTGTCAAGCAAGTGATGGCTGCAGTTAAGGTAAGCAAAGAACAGCCTACCCACTACAAGATCAAAGCCTGCTACTACTCTGAGGAGGAATGAAGATCACCAAGAAGAATAACAAGATGATGGTAACGGCACCGGAAGGATACCACTGGATGTCCGAGAAGGGCCGTTACTTCCTAATGAAGCACGAGGGTAAGTTCGTCCCACACGAGGGAGCTAGCCTAGAGGCATCGTTCAGGATCAAAGAGAAGCACCAATGAAGGCAGTAAAGTCTAAGCCATCTTTATGGAAGAGTATCGTCTCCAGCGTTAAGTCTGGCGGCAAGGGTGGAGACCCAGGGGAGTGGAGCGCAAGAAAGGCTCAGCTCGCTGTTGCCAGGTACAAGAAAGCAGGTGGTGGCTACAAGGGACCTAAGAAGGAAACTAGTCTGTCCAAGTGGACAAAGCAGGACTGGACCACATCCGATGGTAAGCCATCAGAGGGAAAGAAGAGATATCTTCCAAGAGCTGCGTGGGCTAGCCTCAGCAGTGGAGAGAAGGCTGCGACCAACCGTGCCAAGTCCCAAGGCAACGCCCAGGGCAAGCAGTTCGTTGCACAGCCAAAGAGTATCGCAAGTAAGGTAGTTAAGTTTAGAAAGTAATGAAAGTAAGCAAGACCTCCAAGTACTACAAGGAGAACCCAGAAGCTGCGGAGAAGCGCAGAGAGTACCAGCGTGAGTATAACAAGTCAGAGGAGCGTAAGAAGTACAGAGCGTTCCTGAATAAGATGAATAGAAAGGCAGGTACCTACGGCAATGGTGACGGTTTAGACTACGACCACGATGAGGCTAAGTTTATATCTGCGAAGAGGAACCGGAGTAAGAAGTAGGCTATCTCTGTGGGTCTACAATCTGCCCACCTATCAGCCAGTACTTCTTCCTCTTGATGGCAGCCTTGCCCTCCAGCTTCTTATAGAAGTCCTGTACGTGTAACTTACCCTTCTGAGTCAAGGAGTACCGATTGCTGTATACCTCATTCTCGATGTTACGCATAGCCAGCTGCTCCATAGTGATGCCCTCCTTGCTCCTGCTGTACATAATGTCTATAAGACCGTATGCACGTATGGTAGGCAGGACCTTTCCACGTATATAGCTCTCAGAGAACCCAGAACGCTTAGATGCGTAGGGAATAGTGAAGAACTCGTACTCATAGGCCCACAACATAAAGGCTATGTGGGCAAAGGACAGCTTTCGATCATCACGGTAGTCACCAACAGCCGATGCAAGGTTACTGCAGTAGCTCACTCCAATCTTCTCAGGGTCTGCCTTAGAGAACTCTCGGAACTTCTTGGAAGGGTGTTTACGAAAACGCTTCATACTTAATTTCATATATTTGTACAAAAATACGAGATAATGGCGAGCTTAACTTCAGTAAGGGTAAAAGACGGCTACACGAAGCTGTTGAAGACAGAGACATCTACCCTGTCATCTACCAGGCAGACAATCGAGGACGGACTTGGAAACGACTCCGCACTAAAGCTTGGTACAACCTCCATCGAGGTGAATGGTGACCAGTATTTTACCACAGCCCCATCTGTAGATAACGCAGAGCTTACTGGAATCTTTATTGACGGGACCAATAAACTCGTCACTAGAGAGCTTGGAGCTAACGCATTTTCTTCCAACGCTATCTTTACGGCCGCATCTCCAATCAACTACACAGCTAACGTAGTAAGTTTGCTGTCTACTGGTGTTCTGTCGCAGCTAGCCTTTGACGAGATCAGCCAGAACGATGGCCTTCTTATCTACGATACCTCTGCCACGCAATACAAGGGCATCTCTATCGAGACACTACGCCAGTACTTCTCTGATGATCCCGTATTTACTGCAGTAACGCCTATCCTATACGACTCACTGACCGGAACCTTCTCACTAGAGGGTATGAATAACTGGTCTGGTGGTGCGCTTGATCTCGACAACAACCCATATATCGGGTTGTATACAGATTCAACTGCTGAGTTTGGATACACTACCATCGCAGACCTTACAGCCCACATCGCAGATGAGGTGTCAACTCCTCCCGGTGGAGCTCAGGGCAACATCCAGTTCAATAATGCTGGAGTATTTGGAGGAAGTACAGACTTCTCACTGAGTGGAAACGCAGGAGCTCGCACCGTAAGATTCTCTGGTATCACAAGTGCCGTAAAAGAATCCTCTTCCTACTCTGCGACTATCTACAAGACAGCAGGTTCGCAGAACTTTAGCGGAGAGGCAGAGGTACAGAATATAGCCCTTTCATTTGGATCTGCAACTGGAGCTGGTATCCAGACAATGATCACCATTAACAACGCATCTGCATTCTATAAGGGCGCAATTATCGAGTATGTACTGTATAACGATTCAAATTCAAAGTTTAGAATTGGAAGAGTTTCAACTTTCTTTGACGGAGTAGGTTTTGTAGCCTTACCAGGTGTAGATGATATCTATTATTCTCAGGGTGCTGGATGGAACCAACCAGCTGGCAGTGGTGGTTTTTCATTTAGATGGTATTCAAACGGAGCAGGTATAGTCAATTTTACCATCAACAATACATCTGGAGAAACAGCACATTTCAGAGCAGACGTTAAGCTAATTGCATCATACGTTTAATACATCAATATGAAATTTAAAGACTACACGGATCTGTTTATGTTTGTAAACGAGCAGAACCAGGAACTGAAGAACAGAATTGAAGAGTCAGGTATGGGAGATGAGGTAGAGATGCTCGTAGTTGTATCCTACCAAAAGACTGGTTCCGATAAGGGACAAGCCTATATCGAGCTGTCAAACAACAACGTAGAGGTAATTGCAGATATGCTTGACCTAGTTGTGGACGCTGTTGAGTCAAGCGAAGACAGCAGGATTGACTTTACAGATATCGACAAGTTAGACATTAATTAAAAACAACGTTATGGAAATCATCAGAAAGATCGTCATCGGACCAGATCCGATGAAGGCGATGGCCTACTATATCGGCCAGAAAGCTGGGGCACATACCGTGTCCGCAATTGTACTCGATGACAAGTACCTACATCTGTACAACGAACGCAGATACGCCATCTACATCCAAGACGAGGATGGTGCTCAGATGATCTGGAAGCGTATCGAAGGTATGCCTGTAGTAGTCGAGTTCGACTGCAACTTCTAAAGAAAACACAATTTAATTTACTTACTGGAATGAAACCACTATATGACTTTATCGTATACCTACCTAAGCGTGTAAAAGACACGACAACAATCGGTGGGCAGGAAATCTACCTGGAGACCAAGTTCAACGAGTTTGAGCACCGCATTAACTACGCTGAAATCGTAGCAGTGCCACTAAAGTATCAGACTGGTGCCGAGGTTGGGGATATGCTGTTCATTCACCACCACGTGATGGACTACAACGGAGCGCAGTGCATCGACAGAGAGAAGCACCTGTACAAGGTAGTGTACAACCCTGAAGGTGGATTTGGCACGCAGTGCTACGCATATAAGAAGAAAGACACAGGAACCATCCATATGATGACAGACTGGGTGTTTGTAGAGCCTGTAGAACAGCCTAAGAGAATCAAGAGCGATATCATTGAGATCATCGAGACAGAAGAGCAGGTAAATGAGTTTGGTCGAGTATGGTCAGACTCCCCATTCCTAAACGAAAACGGAGTGTACAAGGGAGACATCGTGCGCTTCGAGAAAAACGCTGACTACTCTATGGATGTAGACGGAAAGAAGGTGTGGCGTATGATGTTTAATCACCTGATGTTTGTCACAGATGAAAGCGCCATCAAGTAACTTCACCACGGTAGATGCGGCACGTAGGCTGTTGTCTTCTATGGAGCAGGCAATCAATGGACTCATCGATGAGATCCGTAAGCCTGTAGACCCGGAACTTACAGGTTCACCTAGAAAGGCTGAACTTAGCGCCATCAAGCAGTCTGTTATTGACGCACGTGAACTGATTCAGGAGAGGCAGCGACTTGAAGAGCTTATTCGATCACTTGAAGACAATGATGAGGTATCCGAGGAGAGAGACTTTAAGGCCGGCTTTGCTGAGCGCAAAATAAAAGGATAATGGCTGGACTAAAGGTCGTAGACAAGGAGACGATAATAAACATATGTCCCGACAATACTGCCGGGGATATCATAGACTTGTTCGACCTAACCATACAGATTCCAAGACAACCAGACAAGAAAGACATCTTATTCAGCGACCTGAAGAAGACTGACCAGATGTGGAGGCGAATAGACCTCCCAAAAGAACTACTGGCAGTTAAGTCTATGGACGAGTGGTACGAAGCTCCTCGTGAGTTTCAGAATAAATACTCTCCTATAATTGACAGGGAGTTTGAGCGCAGGCGTAACGGTGTTTGGTTTATGAATAACGGAGAGCCTACATACATAACCGGACACCACTATATGTTCCTGCAGTGGTCAAGAATAGACATCGGATACCCATCTTATCTTGAGTTCCAGAGAAGACTGTTCCTGCACCAGATGGCCTGCGAGGTTGATCCTAGGTGTATGGGACAGATTTACGTCAAGTGCAGACGCTCTGGCTATACCAATATGTGTAGCTCGATCATTACAGATGAGGCAACTCAGGTAAAAGAGAAGCTACTTGGTGTTATGTCCAAGACTGGAACTGACGCACAGGAGGCTGTATTTATGTCGAAAGTAGTTCCTATCTTTAGGTCCTATCCATTCTTCTTCAAGCCTATACAAGATGGTACCACAAATCCACGTGTGGAGTTGGCCTTCCGTGAGCCAGCAAAACGCATCACTAAGACAAACAAGACCTCTCAGCGTGGAGAGGCACTCGACACTATAATTAACTGGAAGAATACAACCAACAACGCATATGACGGCTCTAAGACACATTTATTATTCTTCGATGAGGCTGGTAAGTGGCTCAAGCCCAGCGACATACGTGAGTCTTGGAGAATACATAGGACCTGCCTCCTTATTGGCCGCAAGATTATTGGAAAGGCTCTTGTCGGGTCTACAGTAAATCCACTGGACCAGGGGGGTCGCCAATACAGAGATCTGTACTACAACTCGGACCCCAAAGATAGAAACGATAACGATAGAACCAAGTCTGGACTCTATAAAGTATTCATTCCCGCATACGAGGCACTTGAAGGTTTCTTCGACAAGTATGGCAATCCTATTGTAGAAGATCCAAAGGAACCAGTCATCGGTATGGATGGCGACATCGTAAAGATCGGAGCCAAGACTTTCTTGCGTAATGAGAGAAAGGCCCTGACAAATGACAGCTATGAGCTGAACGAAGTCATCCGCCAGTTTCCATTTACAGAGGACGAGGCGTTCAGGGACTCAACCAAGTCAAGTCTGTTCAACATCGGAAAGATATACGAGCAGGTCCAGTATAACGATGAACTGTATCCAGACCCAGTTGTGCGTGGGAACTTCTTCTGGGAGAATGGAGTTCAGGATACTAAGGTACAGTTTAAGCCAGACCCTGACGGTAGGTGGCATATTACTTGGATGCCAGATCCTGATGATAGAAGTATTATGAAGATCGAGAACGGTAAGCGTGTGGCTCCTAACCATATGTACGGATGCGGAGGAGTTGACTCCTATGACCTAGACGCTACTGTAGATGGCCGTTCATCTAAAGGTGCCTGCCATATGTACCTGAAGTTTAATATGAAGTACCCAAGCAATATGTTCGTTGCTGAGTACGCATCACGACCACCTCTGGCTAGAATCTTCTACGAGGATGTGCTGATGGCAGCTGTATTCTTTGGCTTCCCGCTACTTATAGAAAATAACAAGTACGGAATCGTTAGATACTTTGAATCTAGGGGGTACGATGGGTACGTTATGGACAGGCCCGAACACCTCGGAGGATCAACAAACCACGTCACGGTAAAGTCAAAGGGTATCCCATCAAACTCGCAGGATGTTATACAGGCTCACGCTCAGTCAATTGAGGCATTCATCCACGAGCACGTGGGCCTGAACAATGAGACGGGATCATACGGAAAGATGTACTTCAGTAGAACACTTGAGGATTGGATTAACTTCAAGATAGACGACAGAACCAAGTATGACTTGTCTATATCTTCCGGTCTCGCACTACTAGCAGCGCAGAAAGTTGTCAAGGAGAAAAAGACTACGAACTTCAATGATAAAGTGTTCTTCCGTAAGGTAAAACAAATAGTTCGATAATTCAATACCTTTGTATGAAATATGCGACCTTACGTCGTAAAATAAGGCTTAACGTATGATAGATGATGTAGGATTGAGCTCAGGACTCGGATTCCCTGACCCGCTAGCGCCACACGCTGTAAAGGTCACAAAGGAATACGGGCTCAAGTATGCGAAAGGCGTATATGCTCAGTGGGGTGGAACAGATACTACTGGTTCGCTATACAATAGAAGATGGAAGGAGTTTCAGATAAACCGAGACTACGCAAATGGTACGCAAGATACCAACATCTATAAGCAGATCTTAACGTCATTAGACCCCAACAATGGAGACGGTGCGCTTATGTCGCTAGATTGGACTCCGGTTCCAATCGTACCAAAGTTTGTAAAGGTTGTCGTTAATAAGATTCTGTCCACTGAGCCATTCCCTAACGTAGACGCTATCGATCCTATTTCTCAGACGGAGAAAGATAAAGAGAAGGCTAAGATCAAGTTCCGCATCGAAAATAAGGCAGCTATCCTACAGGCAAGAGATGCAGGTATCGATGTCAAGTTCAACCCTGATGACTTGCCTGACACCACAGAGGAGGCAGAGATCTTCCTGGAGTCTTCAGTAAAGACAAGTGCAGAGATTGCTGCACAGATTGCAACAAGGTTGACGCTATCTTGGAACGACTTTAACGAAAGAATCTACAGACGTAACGTAGAAGATATCGTAACACTGGGTATGGCTGTTGTCAAGAGAGACAATGACCCTAACTACGGCATCAAGACCAAGTATGTAGACCCAGCGTTCTTCATCCATAGCTTTACGGACGACCCTAACTTCACAGACTGTGTGTATATGGGCAGTATCCAGCGGATGACAATTCAGGAGCTGAAGCGTATTGCAGGAGACCAGTTTACGGAAGATGAGTACAAGAGAATTGCAAACAGCGTAGCCAATAGACTTGGCAACAACGCAGACAGGTTGATGGATATGCACTTTGATCCATCCCTCAGCTCATATAACTACGGATACGATGAGTTCACCGTAGAGATTATGGACTTTGAGTTCGTGAGTGTAGACCAGATTATCTTCGAGAAAAAGACATCTAGATTTGGTAACGAAGGATTCTACTACAAGGGATACACGTACAAGGCCCCAGCGCAGTCAGTTTACGACAGGGAGCCAGTTGCAATGAACAATGCCACGCTATACGGAGGTAAGTACATTGTAGGTACAGATTACTTGTTCGATTACGGTCTGAAGAAGAATATCCCTAAAAACATCCACGACCTTTCTAGAACTAGGTTCTCTTACTCTGTTGTTGCGACAAACATCAGACGTATGATCCCCAAGTCTATGGTCAGTGGTGTTATTGGATTCGCAGACCAACTCCAGCTTTCTCACCTAAAGATTCAGCAGTCTGTTGCTAAGGCTAAGCCTGACGGATTGCTTGTAGACATCGAAGGTCTTGAGAACGTACAGCTCGGACGTGGCGGAGAACTTCAGCCTCTGGATATCCAAGACATCTACGAACAGACTGGTGTATTCTATTACCGCTCTAAGAATCCTGATGGATCATTCCAGAACCCACCTGTACGCTCACTAGACAACAGCATCAGAAATATCAACGAGCTGATTACGCTGTACAACCACTACCTGCGTATGATTCGTGATGCCACGGGTATCAACGAGGCTATGGACGCTTCTACTCCAAAGGGAGAGCAACTGGTAGGTGTACGCCAGCAGGCCATTGCGGCTGGAAATAATGCGATCTACGACATTACTAACGCATCTATGGTACTATACCGCAGAGTGTGCGAAGATGTCGTTAAATGCCTTCAAATCATCCCTGTGAACTCTGTGCTATATAAGGCATATGAGAACGCTATCGGTAGAGAGAATATGACGGTGCTCAGTTCGTTTAAGGACTTACCTATGTACAACTTCGGTGTGCGTGTGGTAACTGAGATGAACGACCAGGACAAGGCATATCTAGAGGCCAACATTCAGGCAGCACTTAGCACTGGCGAGATTGACTTGGAAGATGCTATTGCCATCCGACAGCTTCGTGATGTAGACCAGGCGGAGAAGCTTCTTATCGTGCGTAGAAAGAAGCGTATCAAGCAGCGTCAGGAGATCGCATCTCAGAACTCTCAGATGCAGGCACAGGCAAACATTCAGACTGCACAGGCTAGCGCACAAGGCGAGGCTCAGCTGGAGCAACTGAAGTCTCAACTAGAGGTGCAGAAAATGCAGATTGAGGCCCAAGTTAAGTCACAGCTTTTGCAAGTTGAGTACAGCCTGAAGATGCAACTGGAGCAGGTAAAGATGGGAGTCCAGCAGCAGCAAGATCAAGAGAAGACCCAGCAGATGCAGGCTATGGAAGAGATGAAGGAGGAGAAGAAAGATGAGCGAATCGACAAACAGGCTGTCGCTCAGTCCAAACTAATCTCCCAAAGACAGGGCAAAAGACCTGAACTTACTGACGAGCAGGAGGATGACATTATGAAAATCCTAGCTGGAGAATAACGTATATTTGCATAACAGACTATTGACTTTTTAAAAATTTTTAAATATGGCTCACGAGAATATCCAAGCGGATACTAACTTTTACCGCCAGTCCTTTGGACAGGCTGGTTTCAGAGTTATTACATCTGCCTTCGTACCAGTTTCAGGTGAAGAATATAGAGTTATTTTGCCCCTAGAAACATCTACCGTTAGTGCTGTATCTCTTGATGCAGTTGGCGATAATCTGTCATCAGTATCTCTGCCAGCTAACCTTGCTGTGTATGGATTGTTTTCATCTGTAACCGTGGCTAGTGGTAAAGTGCTAGCCTACATTGCCTAAGTTATGTTGGGTCTGGGTTTAGGTTTAAATAAGTAATCTAGTAAAGATTATTACTCGTGAAAAACGACAGCACAGAAGCGGTAGCCGCATCTTGGGGTTTGACTATAGGAGGTCTTACGCTAGCACAAGTTCATCAGATTGCTGGACTATTTGTTATGATCGCTTCTTTCTGCTATACCATATGGAGATGGCATAGAGATATCAAGAACGAAAAATGAATTTGCTGATAGAGCGTATATTTAAAAATTGGAAAACAACACTTCTGGGCTTAGCTATGATAATTGCCTGTTTCGTGTTGGTATTCCTAGAGAAGGCCACCCTCACTGAAGCATCAGTCTTCATAGTAGGTGGCTTTACTATGTTATTTCTACGTGACTCGGCAGATAGTGTGAAGAAAAATCCAAGAAGATACGATGGAGAGTAGATATTTTAGACTGTCAGAAGTAGAGGCATCTCACGATGCTAAGCGGCTTGGCATAGATAACAGCGCCACCAAAGAGGTAAAGAAGAACGCTGAGTATCTGGCTAAGAATCTGCTTGACAAGGTGCGTGAACACTTTGGCGTACCTATCTACATATCTTCCTGGTACAGATCACCAGCATTAAACAAAAAGATTAAGGGATCATCCACCTCTTTGCACCTGACTGGTTGTGCTGTGGATATCGATATGGATGGTAGAAACTCTGTATCAAACAAGCAGGTATTTGAATACATCAAGGATAATATGCTGTTCACTGAGCTTATCTGTGAACACCCAGATTCCAAGGGTAATCCTGCGTGGGTACACGTTGGGTTAGTTAAGGGCAGAGAAGAAGAGATGGAAGTATTGATCGCTAAAAGAAATAAAAATGGCAAGACTACTTATTCTCATTATCCTGCTTAGCTCTTGCTCCGCTGAATGGCATCTAAAAAAAGCTATCAAGAAGGATCCTGAAATTGTAAGCAACATACTTATCTATAAGTACGATACCCTGTGGACAAACTCTATCAGGCTAAAGGATTCTGTTAGCATTGACTTCAGAGACAGCGTACTGATAACCAATGATACCATCGTAATCAAGTTAAAGAAGACGGCTAATAACAACATAAGCGTAGATGCTAAGGTTGTGCCGTATCCTATATATAGAAAGGTCACTCAATACAAGACCGTAATAAAACAGAAGGAGAAGAAGCTTGAGTCTTTCTTCTGGCAGATTGTTTTAGCTACTATTGTAGTACTTGGTTCTCTGAGAATAATTAATAAAAGCATCGAGTAATGGGCCTTATAGACGTATATAGGATTAATCCTGCTGACCAGTTTTCAGTATTTAGCCCGTCATTGAGGAAGACTCAGGAGATAACGTATTACACGTTATTGGCTAAGATCCGTGGTGATTTAAACATAACCAGTACGTCAGGTAATGCTGCCCAGTGGGATGAAGCCTACAGGGAGACAATTGTATCAGGAGCTGTAACCGGATACCAGACAAAGACAATTACGCTCACCAGAAGAGATGGTTCTGAGATATCATTTAGTTTTCAGGACTTGAATCCAATTCCAGAGGATACCCTGGATATGGTAACCACTCGTGGAAACACGACTGTAAATACTATATCTGTAGGCGGTGTATTAACTCCTTGGGTAGACCTTGACACATCGTACAGTAACGGCAACATTGTAGGACGTATATCTTGGGATCAGGATAATGCCACTATGGATGTTGGCCTGAATGAGAATACCATCCTTAAAGTTGGACAGGACGACCTATGGTATGTAAAGAATCAAACTGGTTCTACGATTCCAAAGGGAACTGTCGTTATGGCTGTTGGCACTTTAGGAGCCTCTGGACGCATCTTAGTAGCTCCTATGGTGGCAGATGGTTCAGTGAGTCCGAAGTACATCTTAGGTATCGCCTCAGAGGCTATTGAAGATGGTTCTGATGGATATGTATTAGCTAAGGGTAAACTTAGACAGATTAACACAGCTGCATATGTCAACGGACAGGTATTGTGGTGCAACCCAGCATCTCCTGGTGGACTTACTGCAACAGAGCCGCAGGCACCTAACTTAAAGCTTCCAATTGCATTTGTAGTAAATGCTGCAAGTAACGGAACCTTGGCTGTTAGAATAAACACTGGGTCAACGCTGTCGGAAAATAACCAGGTCCAGTTTGGAACCCTGCTTAACAATGACGTTCTTACATATGTCTCTGCTAATTCCAGATGGCAGAACGTTCCTATCTCAACGCTAGCTGCAACTGCTGCGTTTAGTACTATCGCTGTAACTGGACAGTCGAGCATCGTAGCTGACTCTGTGTCTGACACCTTGACCGTTGCTTCAGGAACTGCTATATCTATTACCACAAACGCATCAACTGATACGTTAACAATTACCAACACCGCTCCTGACCAGATTGTATCTCTTACAGGTGCTGGAACCACACTGATTACTGGAACGTATCCAAACTTTACGATAACCAGCAATGACCAGTATGTAGGCACTGTTACTTCCGTTGGTCTAACTATGCCTTCTGCGTTTACAGTAACAAACAGCCCTATAACTAGCAGTGGTACTATCGCTGTAACTGGAGCTGGAACTGCTGCACAATACGTTCGTGGTGATGGTCAGTTAGGAGACTTCCCCTCTACTAGCGGTGGAGGATCTAGTGTTAGTTACTACCTTAATGGCAGTGTGAACCAAGGAACATTTGGAGGTAATGTTTATCGTGAGTTTAGCAAGACACCTATTATTGGAGCTGGTACTGATTTCACAATTTCTTCTAATGGGTACATTGCACAGTTCATAACAGATGCTAATGATCCATCTTTACTAGAAATCCCCGGTGGAAACTGGAACTTTGAATTTTACTTTAGCTCATCTTCAAGTGGAGGAACTCCATCTTTTTATGTTGAGTTAAGCAAGTACGATGGAACAACCTTTACACCAATTGCAAATAATTCAGCATTTCCAGAATTTATAGCCTTTGGTACAACTGTATCTGCATACTTTGGAGCTGTTGCTGTTCCACAGACTACACTTGCTGTAACAGACAGGTTGGCCATAAGAATTTATGTAATTAACAGCGGAAGGACAATAACTCTACATACTGAAAACGGACACTTGTGTCAAGTTATTACCACTTTCTCTACTGGGCTTAATGCACTTAATGGACTAACTAAACAAGTTCAGTATTTTGCTACCGGGACCACTGGAACAGATTTCTCTATCAACTCTGTAACAGATACTCATACATTCAACCTTCCAACAGCATCTTCTGTAAACAGAGGTGCGCTATCGTCTGCGGACTGGATTACGTTTAATGGCAAGGCTGATTTCTCATTCAAGACTATCGCTGTTGCTGGCCAGAGTAGCATTGTGGCAGACGCTGCTGACGACACGTTAACCGTAGCTTCAGGTACTGGCATAACGCTAACTACCAATGCGTCTACAGACACGCTTACAATTACCAATAATGCCCCTGACCAGACTGTTGTACTTACGGCCGGAACTGGCATTTCAACAAGCGGTACATATCCTAGCTTCACGATTACTAACACAGCTCCAGATCAGACTGTTGTATTAACTGCTGGAACTGGTATCACAACTTCTGGTACCTATCCAAACTTTACCATAACAAACAATGATAGGGGATCGTCTCAGAACATATTTAAGAACTTTGCTGTTAGTGGCCAATCTACTATCGTTGCAGACAGTAATGACGACACTCTTACCGTAGCCTCCGGCACTGGAATCAGTCTAGCCACTAACGCTGTATCTGACACGTTAACTATTACGAATACTGCTCCAGACCAGACCGTAGTTCTTACTGCAGGTACTGGAATTTCTACCAGTGGAACATATCCTAGTTTCACTATAACCAATACTGCACCAGATCAAACGGTTGTACTTACAGCAGGTACAGGAATTACCACATCTGGTACTTACCCAAGTTTTACCATTACCAATAACGATAGAGGTTCTTCACAAAACATATTCAAGAATATCGCTGTTCCAACCCAGTCCACCATAACTGCGGCAAATAATAACGACACGTTTACGCTGAAACCTGGGCCAGGCGTATCTATAACTACGCTTACTGCAAACAATAATATAACGATAGCAAACACAGACCCAGGTTCTTCTCAGTACATATTCAAGAACATTGCGGTATCTGGGCAGTCTACTATTGTTGCTGATATAAATGACGACACGCTTACTGTAGCGTCTGGAACTGGTATTTCTGTAACTACAGATGCTGTTACCGATACGTTGACATTTACTAACACGGCTCCTGACCAAACTGTAGCACTTACAGCAGGAACTGGAATCTCTGTAACTGGAACGTATCCAAACTTTACCATCACAAATTCTTCTCCGTCATCTGGTGGAACTGTAACATCTATTGCTACAACTGCACCAATTACTGGTGGTACTATAACTTCTACTGGAACGATAGGTATCACTCAGTCTGGAGCAAGTACAAGTGGATTTCTAAGCTCTACAGATTGGAATACGTTTAATAACAAGCAGAACGCTTTAACGAATCCTATTACTGGAACAGGAACGACTAATTACGTTTCAAAGTTTACTGGAACTACCACTCTAGGCAATTCGCAGATCTTTGATAACGGAACTAACGTAGGCATTGGGACGGCAAGTCCAAGCGTATTGCTTGAAGCAAATGGCGTAATTCGCTCAACACGGACAGGTGTTGCATCACAGTACGTTGAAATCAATGGTGGTGATGCTGTTGGGCCTTTCATTACTGCGGCTGGCGCAAATAAGGTTTTGACTATTCAAAACAATTCTACAACAAGTTCGGTAATTCGTTTCAATCAAGCCGTTGCAAGTGAATATACTTGGCTTCAAGCTGGAACCGAACGTATGCGTATCAGTTCCACAGGAAACGTTGGTATCGGAGCAACAAATCCCGGTGCATTGCTTCAAGTTGGTGTTTCAAACGTTACAGCTGATGCTTTGTTACGCCTTGGCGTTGC